TCGGGGCGGCAAGAATCGAACTTGCACCTCTGCTTCCCAAAAGCAGCATTCTACCACTATACTACGCCCCGAAGGTGGGAGATCACAGATTCGAACTGTGGACTTTCTGCGTGTAAAGCAGACGCTGCTACCGCTGAGCTAATCTCCCAAGGGGGGGAAGTGTTAGAGGACTTCCCCATACGACTACCAGAACAATGCCCTGATAGAAGGTGATACAATACTGAAGTAATTTGTCAACTCCCCACAGGCATTAACAACACTTTCAGTAAGGTTGGTAGAAACTACCAAAGGAAGGTCAGGGATTCGAACCCTGGGAGGCTACTAACCTCAATAGTTTTCAAGACTATCACCATAAACCACTCGGTCAACCTTCCAATTTGATGGGTTAAGTGTGATACACCTCATAAGGATGTAACAGGGACTTAACCTCTATCCAATTATGTATCAGATCTGAATAGGAACCAGGACTTTATTATTCTTCAGTTGAGCAATCAGTTTGCCAACACTCTCAGCAGTGCGAATTTCATCTTCCACACTTTGAGGATTGTCACATGCAAACACATAAGATTTTTCAGGATTGCTATGATAGGTCACACCAACTTGATTCTCATCATAGTCAAAAGAAACCTCAGAGATAGCAGAGGATTCAACATTGAGAATAACAGAAACAGACATTTGTTTTTGATTGATTACCTAGTAATGATAGCAGATTTGGAGTGAAAAGTCAAGGAGTTTGTGCCAGTGTTTCAAGTGTCACAGGATGGTAAAGAATCTCCTTTTCCCTCTAATGTTCTTACAAATAACTCAGTAAATCTTTCTTGCTTTTGATAATGAACTGAAGCTGGACTATAGTTAATGGCATTTTTAAGAGCAACAAGTTCATTCCATTCATCTTGAGTTAATTGCATGTTAAAATTGAATTATTAAATATTTAGATTAAATGTTTTGATTTCCTAACTTTTTCAAACTTTCAATGTCACTTTCTAATTCCTTTTCTTTATTTTGGTCGTGATAATAAGACCACAGAGCATTATGAACATCCATCAAATCATCAATCCAGAACCCAGCAGGATAGATTCCTAGTGCATTTTGCAACCCTCTGTGTGATGTTCCATCACGTTCTTCTTTGCACATTAAATAGCAAATTGCCTGAACCATATCAAGTTTATCTTCTTCAGAAAGCATAAAATACTTTCCTACTGCTCGTTGCTTTGCTTCTTCATTTTCTTTTTGAAGTTGCTTACAAGCATCAGAATCCCACCAATCTTTTAGTGCTTTGCCAAATTCGTTAGGTTCAGTCATCTTTTCCAAAAATAGTTCCAAAAAAACCAGAGTCTCCTGGTTTACGATTGTCCAGTTTATCTAGCAGTTCATCAGTGCTAATGATGCTTTCAATTCTTGAAATCAAATCTGCAATAACAGAAACAACAACAGGTCGTTCAGTTCTTGCTGCATAGGCAAGAGCATTTCTAAGATTAGATTCTGCCTCTCTCAAACTTTCTTCAACTTGTTGTCCCAATGCCATTGTCATCCTCCATAATCATACAATCAATACACGACTTTAATTCTAACATGTCATCATGAGAAAGTCCATCTAATGTGATAGCATGTTGATCATTAAATGCTATAGTAAGTGAATACCCATCATCTTCATTGTATCCACCACAGGTTTGAATAGGTTTTAATTTCATTTAAAAAATATTATGAATTGGTTTTAATTGATTCCTATTAACAAACGTAAACCATCCAGTAGCAATGTATTTATCACAAGAATATACAGGGTTTCCTCTATGTGTATGAGTAAATTGAGCTGGCCAAATTAAAAACTTTCCTGCTTCTGGATTTACTCTTAATTTCTGCCAAATAAATTCGGTTTCTCCTTCATTTTCTGGTATGTCATTTAAATATACCATCCAAGCAAGGGTTCTATGAGATGTTTCAATTGTACATGATTCACAATGCCATTTGTGATATCCACCTCTAGGAGGTGTTTTTTGTATTTTGACTTCATTTGAAACAATAGGAAGTTGTCTAATTACAAAATATTGATTTACATAATATTCTATACATTTAGAAAGAGCATCATTAATAATTTTTGACTCATCAGGTAAATTTTTAATTCCATTTGTAGAGTAATCTAATCTACCTAACTCATTATTTGGAAATTGACCTGCACCATGAGTCATATTGTTACTTTTGTCACTAAAAAATTTATCAATAACATCGACAAATTTTTCACATGTATTTTTAGAAATTACATTTTTATAAATTCCAATAAAATCAACATGATTAATTTCAATATTGTTCATAACCTTAACACTCCTGTGGTGGCAACCAAATACCATCAGCAGTCATTTCCCAACCTGCCTCAACTGCTTCTTTATAGCTAAGATTTTTTTGTTCTACTTTCTTCAAACTATAAGAACCATCACCATTATCAATCCATTCTACTTCATCACCTTCTTTTAGGTTTGCTGCATCAAGCAAATCATCTGGAAACTTAACAAACACATCTCCAGTCAATCCATCAACTTCAGTAGGAAGAGTCCATTTCTTTGATTGTTTTTGTTCTTTCATTACATCACCCTCACGCAAATCTCCTACAGTTGCCTGCCATGCTTCCTTAAACTTATCATCAAACTCTTGAAGATAATACTGAAGAAACTCATCTACAGCATAAAGAAGATGCTCTACTTTTTCATGTTTGTGTTCTTGATGTGCATCAATAGCACAATCAAGGATTTCACGTGCAGAGCAAATCTTTGAAGTAACTGTTTCCAATTCATTCATAGTGTTCCAAACTTTTTGGTAACTAACAGGCATCACCTAATTCCTCAAGTTTCAATTTGATTTGTTCTATTAGCATAGCAGACAATTCCTCTTCTGTCATGTCATTCCAGACACTATAGCGACTGTCACAAGGGTCCCACTTTATAGTAAAAGTTCCATCTTCATTTTCTGTAACTTTCAGAGAATCTTCCATCATAATTAAATGCTTTCTGCAACAATATCTATGCGATGATCTACTGCTTCAATTGAATTCATCAACTCATACAATGTGTTAGATGTTTCTACATTTTCTTCTTCTAGTTTTTTAATACGTTCTTCAAGATAAAATAATTTATCCATCAAACTGTTATTTGAAACTTCATTCAATCCCCATTTTTTATGAAACCAATAAGAATCGCTCACAGCACACCAACCTCTTTAAGATAATTTCTATAACGCATGTATCTATTCCAATTAGGTTGACCAGGAACATTTAATTGATGACAGATTTCACAATAGCAGAGCCACTCATACCATGGCGTTGTAGGATCTAACACATGATAGTTCATTCAAATTGTCCTGTGCGATTGAATGTTGTTTGAAGCATTGGTGGGACTGGATTCTCCTGACGAATCTCTACATAAACATGTGTTTCATCATTCCAGTGTCTTATGACCCCTGCAACAATAAAACAATTAGTAAGAAGATAAGTAGCGAATAAAAAGGTACGTATGCCAGCCACATAATCTGCTTCCTTATCGTTTTTTGTTGCTTTTTCTCCTAGTGCCTTTGCCCACAATCTCCACATTGTTAGTAATTACCTCAAAATCATTTGGTTTAAGTTTGTGTCTGTCTATGTATTTCTGATAATGTGATTCACATTGAAACCAGCAAGTTTTTTTATCTTTCCCATCTTTATGTGTTAGTTTGATGGGGAAGTTCTCATAAGGAAAGTCAGCCACAAGTTTCATCACTCCACCAATAAGATAGTTTATCACCATAAGCAGAAATGTTCAAGTGATAGATTTTACCATCTTTGGTATAACACCCAATCCACAGGGTTCTTTCATTCATATTTTCCAGATGAAACAAATCCACATCTTTCAGCACGATTTCATCTGGGTTTTCTTGAAATCTACTCATCTCTCAAACTATCCAATACTTGAAGAAGAAAAGCAATAGAGTTCGCATACTCTCGTCCATCTTGCCCACCCATCACAATATAAGCAATCTCTTTTTCGGCAAGTTCAATTCTCTCATTTCTGGTAAGTTCTTGTAGTGTAGGACGATACCATTTACCATTCTCGTCTTGCTTGAAACCTGCATTTAGTTTCTCACGACGCTCTGCTTCCTCAAACATTTCGTCAGGATAAAACCTGTCTTCCATAATGTTCCTTTGATTTCTCATATTATACAATAAAAGGCACCTGGTTTCAAGTGCCCTTGTGGCGGTTTGGAAAGTGGTATTCAACCATTAAGATTTTAATTTACCAATTATCCTGAAGTTCATTACTTCTAGGTCTTCCCGCATCTCTTTTACGACCTCCT